ATCGTTTCGACTTTCTTACGAAAATCTTCTTCAGTTTCAAACTCAACACCCTCTGCCAGGGAAGCAAGCTTCTCCTTTTGAGTCTCTGCGAGACCAGCGGCGCATTCGTTCACAATTTCCATTTTAACAAACTCGCCAATACGCTTGTTAAGAGCGACATTAGCGTCGATTTGTTCGTTGAGCTTTGTTTCCATTTCATCTAATTCACCTGCCATACCATCAAGCAGGTTGAATTTTTCTTCAGGAACACTGAAATTGTGCTCCATGAAGAGACCTTTTAGACCGTTGAAGAACGACTCTGCCATCTCAGTCTTAATGCCGTGCTCGATCTGGAGAGCATTCTCCTTCATCCAGTTTTCGGCGGCATAAGTCAGATAGTCGTCTACCTTCTCGGCCAATTCTGTTTTGATCTTCTCGACTTCTTCAGTCAGAGTAGATTCAAATGCTTCTTGCAACGCTTTTACTTCATCATTAACACGAGCAGTTACTACTGCTTCAAAGATTGTTGTTGCTCGCTGTCTGAATTCTTCTGATAATTCTTCACCAGCGACAAGAGCGTCAACATCTTGAGTAAAGTCGTACTTGGTTTCAGAGATTGCCTCTTCGCCATCTTCGGTTTCCTCCATCTTAGCGGATGCATCAGAAGGTTTAGTGCTAGGAACAGGTGCTTTACCTACCGAACCAGCGGCAGATGCTCCTGCATTCTTAGTACCTTTTGCACCTTCCATCGAGTCACTAGTGACATCGATGACTTTCTTTGCGCCACCTTTAGAGGTGTCGATTTTCTCACCAGGTTTTGCGTTCTTGGTGACAGCGTTAGAGCCTTCGTCCACTTGCTCCATGTTATCTAACTCTTTATCGAGGGTCTCAGCCATTTGTTTAAACTCCGTTTAGCATTGCGTTGTCTGTATTTATTTATAAATCACAAACTCTTCAAAAACTTCTCAAACGCGGAAATCTTACGTTCTTGAAGATTGATCAGAGTTGCTTCGTCAATTTCTGTTTTAATTTCTGCTACTGCAGATTCTTTTAGGATACCATTATCCCAAACCCACTCTTTGCCTTCCATGATGCCATCGACAAAAGCGTCGGGTGCGGATGGATCAGCGACGATATCAGCAGCAGTTGCAAGCATAAAGTCGTCCATAACAACATTGCAGTTCTCTTCTTTACGAATTGAACCCATGCCTCTGGATGAAACACCCAGTCTGACACCCTCATCTAAGAGGTTTTTAGCAATAGATCCCATAGGAGTATCAAGTAACTTTGCCTTACCGATAAAGTTATTTCCGTCCTCTTTCAGGGACATGATCTTGTGGGAAACACGATCAAGATTGATGGAAGGACCATCGGGATGACCTAATTCTCCAAGGGCACGCCCTTTTTGAATGTAGTTCTCATCGTATTTAGCAACTTCGCGAGACAAAGTTCTCAAAGGATACATTCTACCATTGCGGTTTTTTAATTCCGCTTGTAGAAATACACCTTCAATGAAGTAATTTTTCTTCCCTTCTTTTTCCTCACAGAGGAAATCAATCTGGGTAATTTCTTCAGCTATCAGTCTCATCGGTTTGTTCCTCAGGTTCTTCGGTTTCTTGTTCGGCAGATGCCTCAGGAGCATCTACTTCATCAGTAGGAGGATCTTCTGGTTTACGACCATCGATCTCTACATCTTCTGGTTCTGACTTATCTGTTGCAAGATCTGCAGCAACTTGGTCTGCAGCGTCTTGACCAGTATCATCTAATTCAAAACCCATACTTTTTGCAAATTCAAGTTTCTTCGCTTGAACTGCGTCGTATGCTACAGCACTCAACGCATCATTTACGGAGTCGATAGCAGCTGCTTTCTCATCCCCGAAGATTTGATTTACAATTTGATTTGCAATTTCGCTAGGCATAATTTACTCCCATTACTATTATTTATTATTTAGAATTCTCCCCTCTTAGCATCGCCCGCGTCTACTGCGGGTCCCTCTTGAGCGGACATGTCATCTGCAGGTGGTGCATTGCCAGGATCCATAGCGGGATCCATCTCTGCCATTGGATCAACAATAAGACCTGCTTCGCGTTCAGAATCGATTTGTTTGTCAATTTCCTTGATCTCCTGTTCAGTTTGTTTCAGGACTTGACGGCGCATATAATCAATAGAGAAATATTTGCCGACATAAGGATCCATAGTGTTGACTTGATTCATACGCTCATTACGAATCTCAATTTCTTTCAATTCGGTGAAGTAATTATCAGCGATAAAGTCAAACTGGATGTGTTCCTTCATCTCATCCCATTCTTCCAAAGACATAACGCCTTTCAGAATAAGTTGAGTTTTCAAAAGATCCATGAATAATTCAGAGAATCTCTTGCGGAGACGTGCGATGAACTTCTGGAACTTTACTTCGTCCCTAGTAATTTCAGCAGCACGACCGATATTGAATGTAGTTTCAGTCTCCAATCTGGAGGAAGGTACATTCAGTGCTTTGTAGAGTTTCTTTTGGAAGTATTTGACATCCTCAAGTTCTCCAAGATTCTGTCCACCTGGGAGCGTAGAGATTTCAGTTCCTCTACCGCCTTCCCTTCTTGGGAGCCAGAAGTCTTCAAGCATGGACATGAACTTTTTGTCATCCTTGATTTCGCCTGTGTTTGCGTCATATACTAATTTATTTCTATAGCGTCCCATGACTTCACGGAGATATTGCTCCGCTTTATTCTTGGGAAGATTACCAACATCAATGTAGAAGATTCTTCTTTCGGGTGCTCTGGACAAACGATAGATGACCAGAGAATCTTCAATCATTCTCAGTTGGTTGACTGCTTTGATTGCTTTATGCAAATGAGAAAGCGTCATATTTTTATTGAGATCCTGAATACCAGAATGACAATAAGTAACAGAATCAGTGGCAATTTTCATGCCCTGATTGGTAGAATTTTTCAGACCTTTGGGATTGTACAGATAATATTCTGCTGCCTTTTGAGTCAGTTGAGTATTCAGATCTTCGCCTCTTAGTTGCTCTGGGCGTTTTTCTTGATACTCAGTGACCTTACGAATTTTGCGAGGATCAATATATCGAAGTTCAGTAAGACCTCCGCGTGGATTCTTGGGGTCAATTACTTTATGATAGAACAATCTTCCATCAACATACCAGCGACGAAAAATTTCATAAGAACGATTATCAAAATCTAACAGACGAAGAATCTCTGTAAATTCTTCTCTGATTAATTTTTTAATTTTATCTGATTGTTTGAGGTTTGATAACTCAACCTCAACGGGTACATCATCAAAGTTTCCACAAATTGTTTCGTTGACAATATCATCAACGGCACTATCGCACTCAGGTTGGAGAACCATCTCTCTATATCGAGTGATTAGTTCATACTCATTACGAACAGTTCCGTCAAAATCGACAGAATATCCATAGTAACCGCCACCTACAATAGGTTGCGATCCATCCATAGAATCTTTTTGAACAAAAGAAGGCCCCTTAGGGACCTTCTTTGCTCTTTCAAGTGAAAAACCGAAGAGCTGATTCGACATTATGTTATATGCTTATTGGTCCTGATCTATTTATCAGTTTACCACAAGGGGAGTCCAGTATTGAACTTGCAGTTCAACTGTGAATTCTTCAATAGCATCGTTGTTGCCGAAGTCCAGATCGATAGCAGCAATGTTGCTGGGGAAGACATTGTAGAACTTATAGGACTTAAGGATCTTAGGCGACTCACCATCCTTAACATCTCTTGCCAACTGGTGAACAGACATGTCTGCAAAGTAACCAGTAGCATCATCCGCGTCACCGAGACCAGCAGCAGATGTGAAGTTTTCGTTGTATGCTTGAATGGAAGAGGACCAAAGTTCAAATGCGCTTCTAAGTGCAAAGTTGCTGTCGTTCTGAACTGTAATTGTCCAAGGTTCAAAGGTACGATCACCAGCAATCTTCAGAACACGACCTCTGAAAGGTACTTCAATAACACCGACCTGAGAAGAAGGAAGGTTTGCCGCACGAACGGTGAACTTACCTAAGTCAACCAGACTAGAGTTGTTGATAATTCCAGTAGGGAATGCAAGATCTACTTGGAATAGATTAGGACGCGCAAAGTCAGCTGCGACATTTGCTTTAAAATCGTCAATAGTTCCTCTTTTTGCCATTGTTGTAGTCTCAATAAAAGTCTCTTTCTCTAATATTTAGTACAACTAATATTTTCAGACATAAAAAAGAGGGTCCGAAGACCCTCTGATTATTTGATCTGTTATTAGTTTGCTACTTCTTGGAACGCAACACCAGTTCTGGTTGCTACGAATGTCAGAGTAATGTAGTTGATTGTGCGAGTAGGTTTCACAAAAATTTCTGCGAAGAACTCACCGCGATCAACTGCCTCAGGAGGGTTGTTTGACTGATCACACTTAACGAGGAAGTCAGTGACACCACGACGACCTTGAACTTCACGAAGATAAGGTTCGACAATGTTCAGGAAGAGTGAACGCTGCGACTCATCATTCTGTTCAAAGAGTTGTGCCTTAGCAGCACCACTGATGACACGCTCGATAGTGAGGAACAGACGGCGGACGTTGATTCTGTCGAATGCAGATGCAAATCCGAGTGCTGTCTTGTCGCCAAAGAGGACGACGCCTTGACCAGGGAACGATACGATTGGGTTGATTCGTGATGCATAAAGTTTGTCACGCTGTGTCTTAGTGGGAGAGTATGCCAGTTTGATAGCGTTTCTCAGAACACCACGCTGGAAACCTGCGGGAGAGAACCAAGGTTCTGAAACTTCAGTAGTTTGCAGGCAAAGACCAGCAACGTCGCCGTTGCAAGGAACGTAACGATAAACATCGTTGTACTTATCATAGATGTACTTGTAACCAGAATCAAATACCAGGTACGAGGACGAAGGTAAAAGATCGAAGAAACCTACGATGTTATTGGTGATTGTAGTAGTATTGGAAAGACCAATTACATTTCCTCTACGAGGAGAAGCAAATACCATACAATCTCTACGCTCTTCAGCAATGTTTACCAGAGAGGTAACTTTTGCGAGAGCAGCAGCATCATCAGCACCAGAAGGACCAGTTAAGATGTAGTCAATGGTTTGAGACTCAGGATCTTCGCAGAGTGAGTATGCGGTAGTAACGTCTGTTGCACTGATGTCATAAACGCCACCAGAAAGACCATAGTCTGCACCAGAAGTAAGACGATAATAGTAAGTAGAACCATTCTTTGTTCCGAGTGTTGTGCGTCCCGAAGGATGACTTACGGAACCAGCATCAGAACGGAAGAGGTTGAACTGACGACCATTCGCAGTTTGACCAAAATTACCATCAGCAGCAGTTGAAGTTGCGTCAGATAATGCAGCACCAGTTTCATGCTCACCCCAGAACAGATACTGAGATCTCTGCTTCAGAACTTCAACATAGTAGTTAGTTTCACCAACAGAAGTCTTAGCATCAGATGCTTTAGAGACTCCAATGAAACGCTCAAGAACAGCACCAGTTGTGCCAGTGATTTTACCATCAACGTCAATGACGAGGATGTGCATTTCATCGCGGTGACCACCTACGGAATTTGCGTAGAGGGATGTGGTAGGACGAGGTGCAGAATTAACCCAGAATTCACCAGGAAGATACTCACGCTCAGCGTACTCAGAACGAACAGAAGCAATCGTACATGCCTGAGAGTTGTTATCGTTGAATGCATCACCTGCTGCGAATTCAACACTACCTTTGTCTAATTGAACATAGATACGACGCTCAATTGAAACTACATCACAGGTGTTGGTGCTGCTCTGAGTAATTGTCTGCCCAGCAGCGATAACACCAGAGATGCCATCAGCATCAGGTTCGATTTCCAGTCTTTTGTTAGCAGGATCCCATGAAAGGATGTTAATTGCCTGACTATCAGAAATTTGAATTGCTGCAGCGCCAGGTACAAAATCACCAACAACATCGTTTACTGTAAGAACAATGCTATAGCGGAAGACTTTACCAGATGCTCCAGTATCTCCAGCACCTGTTGCAGCAAGTGCAGTATCCTCATCAAATTCAAACTCGTTTGTTGAGGGAGTAGGAGTTACAAGAATTTGGTCAGGACCAGCATCAGTTACAAAGATACCAATTGAGTTACCTTTAGCACCAGGAGTTCTTGCTGCATAGTTCCAGTTATTAGTAGCACTCTCAAAAGTCGTTTCGTAACTTTGAAGATTCTTGATGAGAGGTGCAGTACCAGTATCAACCGCGTTCTTTAGGTTAGAAGATGTAACCCGAATAGTTTTTAACAGACCACCATAGGAGAGGAATTGGGATGCGGTGTACCAAAACTCGTAGTTACTATCGTTTGGTTTACCAAATACTTCTACAAGATCTCGCTCAGAAGCGATTTCTACAATTTCTTCTACAGGACCAAGTTCAAAGGGTGCAGCAAGTACACCAATGTTTGCGGTCGATAATGTAGTGATAGTCGTCAGGTCTCTCTCCTGAATGACTACACCTGGCGATAATTGATTAGCTGCCATTGTTTAAGTCTCCTAGTGATTCCAACATCGGTTGTCTAGGATTATTTATATTTTTGAATCTTTACCTGAACTCCCACATATAGGATTTATCTCCGTATTCCGCGACCTTCCACACATCTCCTTGTGCGTCTGCAAAATACTCGTCTTCTAATCCATCATCAATAAATCCAAAAGGAGCCATGTCTTGTTCGATCGAATCTCTTTGATCATCATAAATGCGTTGACGAACATCATTGTCATGCATTTCCTTAAAGTAAGGTTGCATTGCCATCCAAGCAAAAATAACCAAACACATGGCAAGGTCATCATTACATCCTTCTTCCGCTTGGAACGTTTGCCCTTTCGCAATAAAAGTAGTTAGTTCTGCGATAGTATCATAATCATTTAGGAGAAGTTTATCATCTTCAATAAGTGCTTTTAAATTAGAACATCCAACTTGCTTGACAGCAGTTGACATCTTAACACCCAACTGAGTTTTCTTACCAGAGAATCCTTGACCCAACTGCTGCCCTGCACGTCCGCGCATTGCTGCCATCAGTAGATTCTCATATTCCAAATCAAACTGAATAATATCTGCAACCTGACCACCAATATCATTTACTTCACATAACACATATGCATTATTATAGTTCTTAGCAACATCTATAATAATGTTGGGAAAGATGATAGGTTTGATTTCATTGTTTTTATATCTAGCAACCATTTGATATGGTATAGTTGTTGTATCAAATACAACGAATGCTGAGTAATCGTTTCCAACTCCACGCGACACGTCAACAGTTATAATATAATTGTGATCTGGTTCAGCACGCTTATAGATTGCAAGACCTTTATTTTGTGCAACTGGATCATGATATGGCATAACTCTCAATTTACTGGGAGAGATCAACGTATCAACAGATCCTAAGAATTCGCATTCAAACTCAACTCGGAACTGCTGCTCCGATGTGTTCTTGATCGTCTGTTCTTTCCATACTTCATCTCTACCTGGTACTTCTGACCAATGCACTTCAGTGGGAACATATTCATTTGATCCACGCTCTGCATCATGCCAGAGTTTGTAGAACATGTTCATCC